ATCATAATGACCCAAAGCATAGGAAGAGTAGTCATTTTCATCACTAGTAAGATCGACCGCGGCATTAAGATAGATATTTACAGCAGCAAGTGCAGCTGCAGCATCTCTTAGACCAGGTGTAATAGTAATATTATCTGTACCAGAACCACTTGAATCAACTGCCGCAGTTACACGTTGAGGAACTAAATCACCTGCAACAGTAATCATGTCACCGGCTGAAACACCAGAACCATCAACCAAAACTAGTGTAGTGGCGGCCGCTGCTGCGGCAGTCTGTAATACAGTAGCGGTGGCCGTGTCAGCATAAGTAAACTCACTCATATTCTGACACATAAAGATATTAAATCCTAGTTTACGACCAAGACTAGCTTCACGTAAAGCTGTACCATCGTCACCTACTTTATCAGCCTCATGGAAGGCCTCATCTTTTAACATAATTGCTTCAAGAGCAGGACCAATAACAAGATTACGTCCTGTGGTATATGCCTTATTCTCATTTAGTTTTTTACGAAGATCAATCAAAGTTTCAACGGCATTAGATGCAGATACCTCAGTAAGACCACCAGCGTTATTACCGATAAAGTGAACATGTTGACCTAGAATAATCTTATCAATAGTTTGACCGATTGCTAAAATCGCCGGCTCAAGATATTCAGTGACAAGACTAGCAAATGATTTGCTTTCTTCACCATCACGAATACGAAAAGAAACGTGAACATGCTGATTAAGGGGAACTGCTATGTTAGTAGCAGTTGCATCCTGTACAGTAACACTATCGGCGTCAGCTTTACGTTTACCTTCAAAAGTGCCTAAACTACGGGTGTTTACAATATCACCAAATTGTGCTATTTCATCTTGAAAATCACGATGAATTAGGTTAGCTACAACCATATTCTCAACCAGAATAGCGACAGACTCGTTAGCCCAGATTTCAGGAACCCAAGCATCCAAACTATTAGCATAAACAGGTGTAAAATACTTTACACTATTCATCTTTCTTACCTTTCTTTTTACTCGTTTCTAATTTACCTTTTTTACGTTGTGACATATAGTTATTGGTATTTTTAAGATCACCTAAAACACCAACACCTCGATTTGCATTATTGGCACCGAGTCCACCAACTGCCGCTCTCTTAAATAAATTAGCGTATTTTTCCATCTCTGACATTCGCTTGACTATATCTTTCGGGGAAATATCAAGCTCTATTTCCTTATTTTCCTCATCTAATCCAATAAATTTAGTCCTAGATTCGAGTTCACCAGTTTTCTTACCTTCGGCGTCAAGTTTATTGGTTAGTCGAGTATTTGGCCTTAATAAAGCTACAATTTGATCAGGGTCAAAAGCTTCATTTGTTACTGATGCTTTAATAATTGCATTTTTAATGACCATTTCTGTATAACGATTTTTCCAATCACTAGCTTCGGTTTGTGATTTAGTTAAATCTTTTTCATATTGTTTTTTACTTTTTGATGCTTCTTCTGTAGATAATTGTTCTTTAGTCTTAAACTCAGATTTCATTTCTTCAATTTGAGCATTAAGATTTTCAACTTCTTCATTAGTTAGATTTGCACTATCTCGTATTGTTTCTAACTGTTTTATACGTCCTTCATAGCGTTTTTGTAATTTGCCTTTTTCTATGGCAATTAAATCATTTACTTGTTTTTGATTAAAAGACTTACCTGCTGCTTTAGCGTCCTCCGCTGCTTTAGCTTCAGCATCAGCTGTAGCTTTAGCTTCGGCGGTGGCAGCTGCTGCCGCTTCAGCTTCTGCATTATCATTTTCAAAAACAGGTATAAAATAATACTTTTCGTCCAACATTTCGATATACTCCTAGGTTACTCTATCTCATTTTATGTTATTACCTCGTCGTAAGTACGGGGCGAGTAAATCCCATGCTTCAGCACTAGGTATGCCCGCAACCATATGCGGTAAAGTTACATCTTTTAAAGATTGTTTAACTGGTCCATAAGCTTGATATTCTATTCTTCCTTCCTCTCTAACATCATCTATAGTAATCCCTTCCAAATATTTCGCAGCACATAAACAAGTGGCGTCTTTAATAGCTTGAGGATATTCAGTATCATTATCCCTGGGAAATTGGAAATCTTGATCTTCGTCTGTTCTTAATCCTACAAAATTTAATCTATCTATAGCGGCCCTGGCCATGTTTAATGCTCTAGCTTTATTATTAGCTGTAGCATCATCCCAAGCTGTTACTGCCAATACATTATTAAAATAAGTATTTGCTTCAACAATAGTAACATAGGAACTTAAAGTAATACTTGGAGATTGTGTTTCATCGGTTATAGCCGCACCATCCCATATTATGGTTACGAAGTCAACATAAAGATCAGAATCATTCCATTCGTCAGATGTATCATGTAGATATATTTGACAAATATATGTTCCGGCGTCCAGTGTCGGGAAATTATCATCTGAAACATATAAATCACCAGTTTGATCTGTCATCTCATAATTATATTCACCTATACCTCGATTCGATGAATCATAAGCTTCCATAGCTGCGTCTACACTATTATAAACTAAACCTGCACTATCACGCACTTCTGCATATAGATCGTAGCCACTATTATATGATAAATTTATTTTAGCCATTATGCCTCAATCTTTCTACCTGTAGGTATAGCTTGTGATATAATTGGATCACCATTTATATCTTGTAAATCCTTTGTAATGAGTACTGTTTCTGTGCCTTTTGTTTTAATTTTTAATTGCCATTGTGTTGCGTCTGTTTTATCTAATACCCAATCACCTTCTAATATATTTTTAATGGTGGCTATAATTATATCCGTTGCATCTTGTTTAGTTGCGGTGGCGAAACCTGTTGCTTTATAACTTGCCTTATCATCGGTGATGACAGTTAAATCCGTTTTGGCAGCATTAAGACTTGCTATCTTTGATGAACCAAAAGCAATATTATCCTCAGCTGCTACATTTACATTCCCATAACATGTAGGCATATAAAAATCATCTGTATTAGTAGGTGTAAAACTTAAAACTCTATCTAAAAAGATTTCTTTCGTACTACCTATATAATCAATAATTCTTCGTACTTCATAAGTATCTACTAAGTTATTTTCTACAATTATTAACATTCCATTGTAGGCATCATCTACAGCAGAGCCATCATCTAATATAAATTGAGAAGCACTTGTAGCTGTAGTAATATGGCCTTGAAGAAGAAATTGTCTAGATAAAGTATATCCAAGAGTATCTTCATCATGATTTAATGACAGTCTAGACCAAATAGCCTGCTGAATAGCATCAGCAGTAAGGCCGCCTGCTTCTTGTGCGACTGATTTTAATAATACATAATTACATTTCCAAACGTCAGCACCAGTGACAGATGTGGAGGTAAATCTTATTTTTACTTCTCCATCAGATGTTTGAACCATATTACCAGTTAATGAATATTGATGGGCTGAATCAGAATTAGCATTGCCGAAATCTGTTACACTATTAGATAACTGAACATAATCACCTAGAATATAATCATATGCCCAAATCTGTACAGTTCTTTGTGCCCCAGAATCAAAATAGCCCTTCACTTGGACAGAACTTGTGATACGTCCAGTACCTATATTAAATGTAAGATAGCAATCAAGTCCGTAACCGGAACCTGGGTCTGCACCTGGTCCTGTATCATAGTAATTGGCATCATTAGTAGCGGTATCTAAGTATGTACCACTATCAAGTGTAGTATTAGGTGTTTCTGTATTAATAGTAGCAGAATGCTGCTGTGGTTGTGCATCCACCTGACCATCTCTAATTGCTTCTAAAGCATCATATAAATTATCAAAGTTTCCAGCACCGCTACCACCATTTGCGTTAATTACTGCTAATTCTGTGGCGTTATCTGTTTTTATAGCTGCGTCACTACGTGCTAATAATTGTAAATAAGGTATTAAATATGTTTGAGTTTGTATAATTTGAGGGGTAATTTCTACACCATCTACATCACTTTTACCGGTTATAGCTAATATATCTGCGTTAGATTCAGCTTGTGTTAATGGGATTCTATAAATTCCTTTAGCTTCTGTTGAATCTAATTCGTAAGCATCACTATTAGAGGTGGCATCTGATTCTGCTAGAACACCATTATCTTTAGTTATATTTACAACAAGTCCTGTACCAGATAATCCTGTCTTAGGCTCATCTGATATAACATCATGAGCGTATACAAAAACAAATTGTTCAGATATATTTTTATACATTCATGACTCCTATTCTTGAACCTCTTTGACTATGTTGATATAATCCAATATTTATTTTACCAGTATAATTACCAACACCATCCTGCATAGGTTTTCCTTTTCCTTTGCAAGGTGATCCAGGTAATAGTCTAAAATCATGATTCACCGCATCAACAAAAAGTGGGTTTGCGTTTACATTATGACCATTATCTTCTAATGGTGTATTAAGTGCAACACCTGCGACAGACCACGCACAATTATAATCCATATAAACAATCGAGCCTCCTACATCATAATATTGAAGAGCCAAGGAATCTGCGTCCTTTAACAAAAAGATATTGTTAAACGCAAAAACCGTACTATCGGCAAAGTTTACAGATATGCCGTAATCTGAATTATATACTATGCAGTTTGTAACACAAATTCCAGCACGTCTATCATATAAACCCAACTGATCGGCATCTCCATCACCAATAAAAATACAATGGTCATATTTTGCAAAAACAGGTACTTGTGTAGCTAATTGATAAAAAACTACAGTGCCAACTGACTCAAATATAACATTCTCATAAATACATCCATAATCTGCATTGTTATATGCGGCACGAGTATCTCCATTATAATAACCACCTCTAATAACAGTACGGTACGAAATGTATAATTCTAATCCATGGGTAGCGGCATCAGCTTCACAATCATTTAAATATGTATTATATATCTGGCCAACTTTCCACGATACAGCTGTGCCTATTACTTTGTAATGTCGAAATTCGATATTATCGACAGTAATCTCTATACCTATAGCAGCGTTTGCTGTTTTTATTATACGGGTTCCTTCTGGATTCTCAGTAATCACACCAGAATTATCATAGCATCCTATAAAGCGTTTCCAGGTTCCACCTGCTTGACTACCTCCTGTTGTATCTATATCTACTGAATCTGTTTCATCTAAAGTATCGTGTATTTCTACATCATAGGTTCCGGCGTCAGTTTCATCTGCTGCACTTTGTAAAGTCTGAGAAGCACCACCAACATATAATTCAACAGTGCAATCACCTGTTGCTACAACGTCGTCAAGAAGTATATAATCTACTCCTGCTTCAGTTATTTTATAATATCCCGCAGTAAGGTTTCCTCCAAATCCAACTTCATTTAGACAGGCAATCATGCCTTCTTTAGCAAGTGAATAATCAGCACTACCGTCTGATATTTGGTGTTCTCCAAAACCACCACCAGTATGGACATATTCTGCATCATTAACCACAATAAGATTCTCACCATTGGCACCCATAATCTTACTGCCGTCGAGAGAACCATCAGCATTCTTATTGGCTTCGTACCAAGTATCAGTAACTCCAGCAGCAACTACGGCACCTGCTTGAGTACCTATACCACCTATAAACCAATGGGTCTTATCAGTTGTAAATACACTACCTGCCAATTTCTATCTCCATAGGGTTAAGTTTTTTATCTAATTCTTTGCCTGTTTCACTCTGTTTCCAATCTGTAAAATTGGCATCAAGTATACCTTTAATTTTTGCATCGTCAATAGGTTTCTGAGCTTTAAGTAATCGTCTAATAATAAGTTCTTTCATTCCTTTGATAAAAGTTATTGATAATCTAGCGTTACCAACTACTTTTTCGATATCAGTGAAAGAAAGTGCATTAACTTGTGCGACTGTCTTTTTATCTTTCAGCATTCGTTCCTCAAACAATTCATATATAGGATTACTTATCACCTTTTCCCCTTGTTTTATCTTTAACTACGTCATCTTTATTAGTGTCTATTTTCTTATCAATTTTATAATCTGTACTATCGTTGACGTCCGGATTACCCCTATCATTTATTTTAGCTTGTGCTTCATTTATCCTAGCTAATCTTTCAGCATGATCTTCTTTAGCTTTTTCTACAGAACCGATTGGATAACCTCTGGCTTTAGAAGCAGTCTCAAGATCTATAAGTCCTACTTCAACATCTTTATTTATGATTAATGGATCAGTATCTAAGATTTTAGCTTTATCTATTTCATTAAATATAATATTTAATTTTTCATTAGTAATTTTATTACCTAATGTTACTACGGCAATACGTTTTACTATTTCCTTTTTATATGTTAAGGAAGGTGTATCATGTAATAATTTCTTAAGTTCGCCTGCTTCCTTACGTTTTTCTTCATCAGATTTAAGAGAATAACGTTTAGGATATATTATTGTAACTTCTTTATTGGCTCCTTCATATGTTAACCAGATTTTTGAAATCTTACGTTCTAGTGTTTCAAGTTCTAAGCCTATATAACTGAGTCCTGCTTCAAGACCAAGTTGGTCCTGTTCTTTGCTTTCAGCGGACGACATTTTAGGTTCAATATTAGTGAGGGAAAGATGTACAAGTTCACGGATTTCTGTTTTAAGTTGTTTTTGTTTATTCATACTGGCGTTAAGTGGTTCGGCAGAAGGATGTATAAATCCAGGTCTTTCTGCACCCATAGCATATAGACGACCATCTGTTACACCTACACTTTGTCTTTTGTCTCCTGCTATTTTAGCGTTATCTTCTGTATTATCACTAAAATTATCGCTCTTACGTAAATAATTAGATTGTGAACGGAAGTCTGTTTGTTCTGTATAGAATGGAAAATTAGCACGTAAAGCATAAGACATATCACTACTAGCTAAATTAACTAAAGCGATTTGATAATCAGCGACATCTTCCATTATACTATGATTAAGTTCTGCTACAGCAAATGGTATATATGGTATATCTATTATATAAATAATATTTGATGGATTATTATCTACATCTATTTGAACACCATCTGCATCATAAAAAATACATTTAATAACTTGATCTTCCAAATATAAGTGTCTATATCTTTCTATTGTTTCATCAGGTAAATTCCAATCAGTAAATGAATCAACATTTTCACGGAGTAACAAATTACTGTAATAGTAACCAGAACTAGTATATTCTATTTTCCAAGATAAAATATCTTGTGCTTCAAAAATATAAATATAAGGTCTTATGTTTACGGTGTCAGCTTTCGTGATTCCGTCAATCATAGGCATATCTACGAATACGCCAATTTTACCTTTAACAAGGAGTTCCGGTAAAATATGCCTACCAATATAAGAATTCATGCTGCTGCCTTCCAAGTCAACTCCACCTTTAAGACCTTTAATAGCACTCTGATAACTTTCAGTACCACCTTCTCTAACAACATCATTTATACGTTGGAAAATTGAATTTTTAACTTCATTAACTGCTTCTTTAGCGAAAGCCGGAGTATAAGAATATATTAGACGAGCATTATATTCTTCAGTAGTTTCACGGTCGGAAAATTTTTCTGTATAAGATTCTACGAAACTATGTCCACCTACATAGACAGCATCAAATTTGACCCATGCACCTTCACGGTCAGCGTGTTCTGGGTGTCTAATATCTATTAATTTCATTATCTAGGACTCCTAATATTTTGATTGCTGCCGATTGAAGTAGCTAATGGTAAAGCTATTTCACTATAATTTAAAGCATGACCATAGTGGTCATCTGCTGTATTAAAATATCTGCTTGTAGGATTACCGTATTTATCTATTTCAGGTTTTCTTACTAAAGCTTTAATATGATTACGATATTCCGTAGGTGTATCAAGCGGTAAATCTATAGTAGAATTATTATGTCGACCCAATGATAAATCAAGCCAACTTGTTCTGTCTGTAGTTACCACTTGCTCAAGCTCTTGGCCAGTGTTATCTTTTGTTTTTGATATCTGTTTACCTGTCATAGAATTACCATAATAACATAACCAAATATTACCCCAAAATCTTTGAGCTAATTCATAAGCTTTACGTCTTTCAGGATTAGCGTCAATGACTCCAGCCCTTGGACGATATTTAAAAATTACTTTATCTATATCTTCGAAATTAAGAACTTTATTGATTTCTAAAATCTTTTTATGTGCGTTCATATTTATATCAGGTGTTTCCATAGGTGGTATAGTATATTCAGCGACGACATAATGTAGCCAAGTACCCACGTCTATACCTATTGTAATTATACCGTTAGAACCAGGTCCGCCGTTTTTATGTTCACGAATACATTGATTAATGTCTGTATCTAAAACACGTGCACCTTTAACAATATGAGGTAAACCTAATTTAGAATTAAAAAATTCCTGCTCATAAGATGCATTAACTTGACTCAATAAAAAAGATTCTGCTATTTGCCAAGGTTTAACAGTTGGACTGTAAAGTTGACTAATATGATAACCGTCATATTCTCCATCTTTAGCAGATACCCAATCTCCTGGCTCTAACCATTGATTCTTTAAATCATGGGCCAACGGCATGTTACATTCTTTACATATAAGATAACAGTCTTTCAATTTTTGATCCCTAGGATCATCAGCTGTTATTACTAAACATTCAGGAAAAATTAATCGTGTCTGACGTCCGCAGGCAGGACACGGGAAGAAATATTCCTGTTGATTGCTTCTTTCAAAATAGTTATTAATACCGTAAGAGTCAATAGTAGGTGTACTTACCATTAAAGTTTGTTGCTCAAGTTGTCCTGATTGCCTCTCAAGGGCTAAAGGTATATTTTCCTGATTCATCTCATCTAGCTCATCGAAAACCAGAAAGCCACAAGGTTGTGACTTTAGGCCAGCTCTAGAACGTGAGCCTCTAATAAGTAAGCTACTAGAGCCAGCACGTTTGTGACCCACGTTCTTAACATCAGAAAATAGCCGTTGCAGGTACGGCGATAATTCTAGAGCCGGATCGAAACGGGACGCTGAGAAGTCGCTGGCGTCCGGCGTCTTCGCTGGTAAAATATACATAGCGCTTTGTTGTCTAATATCTAATTTATAAAAGGTTCTATTTAAAGCATACTCCGTATATCCTAATTGTGCAGCTTTTTGACCAATAACCATAGGATGGTCAGAATCGTGCATTTTTAGAAGCCACGGATAATGTTTAAAAGTCCACGGGCCAGGGTATGAGCCGCCACCCATTATTCTACATTTTTCCGCCCATCGAGAACAACGATCAAGCGTCTTTCTTTCTAAGCCAGCGTGGACTGTTTCGTAGAATTTATCTACCAGTAGATTATTCAATATTAATGGTCCTACTTATAAGAGCAGATAAATCTTGTGCTACGTTATCAATAGCTTTAGGATCATCCACATGTTTCGTTATGATTTGCACCATCTCCATACCTAATTGTACTATAGTATTTTTATCAAGATACTCGCCCATTGATTTTTCTAACTTGTGGCAACTAGTAACTAGCTTTTCTATTTTACCAATTAAGTCAGCTATGGTGTGAGTATGTGCTATAATTTCTATTGGCGTGGAGAGGCTGTTTAGCCTCTCCTCAAGCATGATTCTTAAAATCGCTATTTCATCTCTTAGAGATTTAATGTTTGGATGTTCGACTAGTTCAGTCATTCTGGCTTGAAACTTAGCCAAACGGTACGTTGCTATCCTTTTGATTTCCTGCGTTTGACGTTGACGGGCACCACCACAAGCCGAACAAAAGGTGCATCCTTCGAGGGCTTTATTTTGACAAGGATTCCCTGCCTCGTTTGTATTTTTGCAACGAGTTGGATCGTCCGTTTTAACTTTTATTGTGCTTTCTATCATCTATAATAGTTACCTTTCTATAATACAAGTATTCAAAAATCAGGAAAATCAGTAATAAAATTTTTTTAGCGAGATTTTGCGTGAGTACAGCCGTAGGTGTGATTTATAGAATCGAATTTGACCCTACTCCATGCCTACGGCGTCCGGCTTCCGGCTTCCTGTTTCCTGTTTCCTGTTTCCTGTTTCCTGTTTCCTGTTTCCTGTTTCCTGTTTCCTGTTTGAAAAATCCCAGAGATTTCATAGTCGGTGGGGAGGGTGGGTACACGTAAAAAAAGGTCCACTTTAACGTTGATAAAAGACCCCTGCCACTATGGCAGGGTATCCTGCCAATTTGGCAGGTCGTAAGTCTTTTATACATAAGGATTTATAGAACTACTGCCAAATTGGCAGCCATAGGATATTATTATATAAATACATAACAAATCAAAAAGTTAGATAGTCATAAGTCCTTGCTACATAAGGATTTATAATTTTTTATTTTATTTTCTGATTTTTTGGCCTTTGGCATAGTATTCGCTACTTAGTAAGGTGTCTTTGTGAAATCCACAAAGAAGGCTTTGAAGGCCAAAATCCTTCATAGTTAAAATCTGGAGTTAAGACGCTAATAGTAGGTAGTTTGAATGTTAAAATGTTAGTGGGTGGCGGGTATCAGTGGTGAGCTGATCGGCACCTAACATAGGACTACCGAAAGAAAACATGCCGACAAATCCGGTGCGTCAAAACAAAGCGGAAGCCGGAAACCGGACGCAGGGAAAGACCATAGGTGAACTATGTTTAGACAATCCCGCAAAGGTTACAATCGAAAGATTCCCCGAAAGTATTCCCCAAAGTTTGTAACAAATTTATGGCAAACCTTAAAACGTCCTGTTCCAGTAGCCAACATTGAGTTTATAACACCTACGAAATACTACAAAGTTATCAAAGGTGTTCACTACTCAAATGTGTTTAATAACATAATGAAAAGACGCTAATATATCTGCGTCCGGCTTCCTGCTTCCGCAAGATGGACGGGTCGTACTTAGTGGCCTTTAGAAAGTGAGGTTACTATGTATGAATTGCATATCTTAATGAATCCAAATCTGGATATATTAGGTGTCTATATCACCAAAGATGGTGTTATGGTTCGTAAACATTATTCAGATATTTTTGATTCAGTAAATCAAAAACAAGATTATTGTGTCCGGTTTCCTGATTCCGGTGTATTAGATTTATTTGTAGCAAATGTCCTGTTTGAATCAATGCTTGTATTAGTGTAAACAAATCAATGGCCACTAAATACGACTCGTTCCAAAGGCATAAACGTCATTAAACCTATATTTGAAAACTTTGATTTTTGGTGTACGCGTGCCAGTGGTTGGATTCTGGTTTCCAGATCTACCGAGATCGAGTCGTAAGCTCGACCCGTCCGAAATTCTGAGATTGCCTCCTGAGTGTCTTAGACACGAAGGAAAAATCATATGGCAAAAGATAGCGTTTTGGATTTGATTGCTGCGATGTCGGATGACGATTACATCAAGAGTGAAGAAGCACTTGGCATCTCAATCCATAAGATTCCTTATGAATTGAAGCAAATCAAATTCACAGATATTGACCATCGACCAGATTGGCAACCTCGTTTGGTTACCGATCCGAATCGTTGGTTCAATTCCATTTGTACTGAGGGTTTGACAACACCCATCAAAATCTCGTTGAGACCTGATGGTACGTTGAATGCCCTTAGTGGGCGTCATCGCTTGGCATCTCTCGGTAAAATCTTTGATACCAGACAAAAGGTCTGGAAACATCATGGATTCGACAAGGGCGTACCTTGTCAGGTTTACACTGGTTTAACTGAGGAACAAGAGCTTTCCCTCCGAACAGATGAAGGAAGGATTCAAGAACCTCTAAATGGTAAGGTAGAAGCCTTTCGTGCTTTACTACCTCACTATGAAGCTGGTAAAGCTGACCGAGATATTATACAAAGGTATTGGCGTGTTTTCGTTGATGCGTGCGTATCTGCCTCCAAACGTGCGGAACTGTATGTTAAGTTCCGTGATCTCGTAAATCCCAAAGAATTCTTTCTGGCCATTCACAACGCCACAAGAGTTCATCAGCAGTTGTTTCGTTATCTCTACCAATGTCCTGAATTAATCAGAGCACATTGGCAGAACTCGGAACTCGGCTTAAAGGATGATGCCGGTGCAATCCCTCCGAAACTCACAGGTGGTGAGATTCGTGAAATCGCAATGGCTCAAAGAGCTGACATCAAAGCTGATGCTGAAATGGGATCGCCTAAAAATTATGGGTTCAATAAACCAGGTCCAGGTTGTCTTGAAGTCTACAATGAGAAGCTCGCAAAGAAGAAAGAAAAAGATAACGAACCTGCTTACACACCCATGAATAAAAGCGACCGAGAAAAGCACGTCATGGAAGGTAAAAGCCAAGTGGAAAAGATTATCTTCGGGGCTATTGGTGGGAATCCTCACGCCAATGCACAGCTTCAAGATAAGTTAAATTGGCTTGCCCGTGTGGAAACGGCTTTCATGGTGGATAACAACACGATGGAACAAATCACCATAGCAATCACTAAACGGAACGAGTCTTTACCTGAGAAATCTCGCATCGAGGTTATTCAGGTAGTAAGAAGTGCGAAGCTCAGCACTCCAGAAGCTAAGGTTCCGGATGGTCCTACCACATCAGGCAAAAAGACAGGCAAATCGCAACGTGCGGTTGCCAATAAGAAGTAGTTACTATTTGTGAGGTGATCTCAAGCGGACGGGTCAGGTTTCCGGTTTCCGAAATGTTAGCACCAGAAGGGTAGGTGCTAAATGACAAAAGATAAACCTCGATTTTATACTGAGCTTAAAGAAACACTAATTATTGACATCGCCAAAGATATGCTTAAAAGAAGATTCATCAATGATGAAAGTATTCCAATACCTATAAAGTTTATAGATGAAGCTGAAAAAAACGTTGATTGCTTCATCCATTACTTAAAACAAAAACAATAAAAACAATAGGTGCTAACATTTCAAGTTTCCGGTTTCCGACACGTAGATACAGAAAATTGAGGTGTCTATGATAACTATTGAGATAATGTTCAATGACTTAACTGCCGATAAGCAAAAAGAAATTCTTGATGCTTTAGATTTAAAAAATCCCGAAGAAATGAATTGGAATACTTTTCCAATAACTTGTTTAGATTTTGAATAGTATTAGTATCTACGTGTCGTCTGCGAGGTAATAGGCATCAGAAAGTGAGGTGTCTATGCAAGTATTTATTATTCAAACTAAGGATGGTGTAGTATTTTATATTACCACCACTTTAGAGAAAGCCATGTCTTTTGTAACAGGTTCTTACACTGGTATTGGTCATTGGAATATCAAGAATAATCATCTTGGTTATGAATTGAATAGTAAATTGATGATGACAATCTGTTGGATGTTTGTTAATTGAAACCTACTAC